TAGCACGACCATTTGGAGACTGGATGAGAAATGGACCGGAAAGACAATACACTTGACTGACGAGCAGCCTCTATGGCTGGTAGCACAAGAACACACCGTAAGAAGAGTCCTTCCAAGGATCCTTCCTTCAGTAAGAAAAAACCATTGGACTTTTTCCCTGTTCAACGTAAGATTAACATTGACCCGATCGCATTGGGCCCCGCTGGTACTGAGGGGTTCATCGACGTCGGGTCCGTATTATCCAGAAACAACCGTCGCCTCTACAGGCAAGGAAAAATGTACAGTTGTAAAATGGACATTGACCCAACATCCCTTGTTGCAGGTTCCAGCGTTGAAGTTTGGGTTCTCAAACCAACGTGGGCCACGATCCGTGCGTGGGAAATGGCAAAGGATAACTTTGACCAATCGTATATTGATGAACGAGAGAATGTATCAAAAATCAATCAAGCACGCTGGTTTGATTTCCGTGTCGATCACGGTCTTGGTGCAGCTGCTCGTGAATATGTGGGTGTCGGAGATAACAATATGACACCTGCCGGAGGACAACAGTTCGTCAATGGCGAGTTTGTCCTAAGCACTGTTGAAGACCAAGCCGGTGCTACTCGTACCTTTACGTGGAGTAGTGTTGGCGGTGCAACAGCATACAGCATTATGGGCGAATATGCAGAAGGGCAGCGTGCACCAAGTTCACCTGCTTTCACAACTGGAGAGGGTCCATATGACCAACTCCATGCTGACTCATCTCAGATTGAATCCGCCGCTCTTCAGGAGGATGGAAATAGAGCACCTTACTCAGGTGAGATCGCACAAGTTGGCAACTGGGTAAAAGTTGGCAGTTTGGGAATGGGTGCAACTGCTGGTAGATTCTCTACCGGGTTTGTTGACGTCCCATGCGGTCTTATTGGACTGCGCTTAACAGGTGGACTACAGCACACAAACCTCGGAGAGGGTTTGACGCTTGAAGTTCAATCTGGTGATTACAAAGGTGTGCGTGCGCACAACATGCAACGGATGTGAGACAAATGGAAATTCCAGTCTCTTCAGAAACAGTCGTTGCCACTGCTAAGTCAGTAGCGGTTCTCAACCACGTCAAGAATAACAACGTGAGTTACCTACTCGGTGTTCTCATCGGCCACATGCTCGGCATCACGGATACGGTGCTAGAGTATGGTCAAGGAATGTGCTAAAGATTCCTCGCCGATCCATTCTTTCTCGAACAAGAATGAATACCCGTTCACCTGTGAATGTGGTTACAACGTCCCCATCAAAGATGTGGCTTGGATTGCAGTTCAAGAAGTGACGCACGTAATTTGCTACAGTTGTGGGAAGGAGTGGGTTGAATGACCTCACTTCCATCTTCCCACCGAGACCGTTCGCCGACCGAAGGGAGCGATTGCGGGGGGCCCCACACGAACCTGTCTGAGTACGGTGGGGGGCCGTCAAGGTCTCCAGCAAGTTCCTTACTTGTTATACTACACTACCTGCTAAAAAATAACAGTCGGGATTTTAATACCGGATGTTGCAAGAATCAATTGGGCGAGTCCCCTGACGATCCTCCCAAGAATGCTTGGGGGGCTTGGCCCAAATGGGAGGATCATGCATGAAAACTGAGGCAACGCCAGACGGGTGTTTGAACGCCCGCAGTTTCTTGAATGACCGATCGTTATGTGCTCGGTGGCGTTTATGCCCGGGGTGCGAGAACGTGAGAGCCAAGAGAAATCAATACAAGATCGCTAAGAGATTGGAATATGATTTGGAATGGGCCAAAGAAGCGGACTTAGAAATCACCATAGGTGTTCTAACCACGACATTACCCGGTAATGAGAAGTCGATTCGCCATGCAAGTTTAGGTGAGCAGTATTCATACCTCACCGAGAGACGCACAATGAGCGGCTACACTGGATGGCACAGTATGCGTGGGCTTAACACGAAACTGAAAGAATGGGGCATCTCTGGTGGTTCCCATTTCCTTGAGTTTACAAACAAGGGATCAACGTGGAATACACATATGCATTCCGTGTTGGTCGGATTCAAAGATGATTGGCGAGTTCCACTGAAGGAGACCACAAAGCAGCTTGAATGGAATGACGATCTAACGATGAGGCTTCAAACAGAAAAAGCCGAAAACAAGACCAAGAGTAACAAGCGCGTACTAGAACCGCTTGGCTTAGGTCGACTATATACTCTAGATATTGCCAGCGCCGATGAGTTGGCATCTATTGCACGTTACTCTTCCAAAGTAGAGTACGTGACAAAACCAGTGAAAGTACCTGAAGGAAAGTTGTTCGAGGTATCGGACTTCTTGGCTGGTGGCTACGATCACGGGAAGGAGAGGTCCGGACATGGACGGCATCTCCCACGTTTAGCACGACCATTTGGAGACTGGATGAGAAATGGACCGGAAAGACAATACACTTGACTGACGAGCAGCCTCTATGGCTGGTAGCACAAGAACACACCGTAAGAAGAGTCCTTCCAAGGATCCTTCCT